CGCTTGCCAATGGTCATAGGTAAGGGCAGAAATGCTTTGCATGACTTTGGAGGATCTTGCACCTATCTCAAGCGTTACGCCTTGTTGGCCATGCTTGGCTTAACTGCCGACATGGACATGGACGGTGATTTCGCTGATGATCAGCCTGCGGCAAAACCTGCCGCAAAAGTTCAAGGTGTAAGCGATAACGATCAGCCTCTTTCTGAGAACGATCGCAATCTCTGCCTTGGCCTGATTAAAGAGCTAACGCCGGAGGGTCTTGCGTCCTTTTGTGAAAGCTTTCGACGGGACTTTAATCTAAAACCTGATGCTAAAGTGGCTCCTGCTCTCACAAGCAAAAAACACCAAGACTGGATGAATGCCAATCTAATTAAATTTGCCGTCAATGTCTGAAGACAACAAGCCAAAGACTCGCTATGAGCGACAAGCCGAGCAAGACGACAAACGCAGCCACAACCTTTTTCAGGTTCGTCTTAGTCAAGACTTAGGCGACAAGCTTCGCGACTACATGAGGCAGCGCGATTACAACGCTAATCAAGCCCTCAAAATCATCATCTCTCGTTTTTTCACAGGAAAGTAATGAATTTGCTCAGCAACTTCGACCGCAGGGTTGAAAACATAAAAAACACTAGCTGGGCTACGCCCACGGTCAACGTCATGGACACTTTTGATGTCGTGCGTCTTTATTTACAAGAAGACCACGACATCTATGACCCGGCGCTTGCTCTAGCTCTGACTCAACTCATCATCAAACAACACGACAAAACAAATGACTGATTTTCCACAAGACGCTTTCACTCTTTGGTTCAACTGCAACAAGGATCAAAAAACAGAGGGAGCCTATTGGGCATCCTCTGAGGTTCCTATTGAAGAGCTTCGCAAGCTTTGTGCATGGATTAAAGACGCTCCGAAAACCACAAACGACAAGGGGCAGCAATGCGTTCAGCTACGCGCTGGCCTTCGCCCTCGGACCAGCAAAGCTGGTAACGATTATCTGTTGCTAGCTATTAGCGATCAGAAGCCACGCAAGCCGGAGGCAAACAACAACATAGATTTCTGATGCTTGGGGGCATCAAGCGGGCCAGGACCGAAAGGACTGGCAGGGTTTGGAATCCCAAGGTTCCGCTGACGTGTAAGTCCCCCACTCTTCGATCTAACTTGAAGAGATGGAACCAACTCTCAAGCGCGTGTCAAAAAATGGTGAATGGGTCTGGGAAGTCACCTATAACGGCATTGCTCGCTATCACGCTCAGGATTGGCAAGCTCGCTGGATCTATGAACAGGCGTTACGTCTTTATTCCAAGCAAGCTAACTTAGCGTCCATTGCTCCTGCCAAGTGGTGTCTTGCTTGTCATCGTGCTCATGATCTAACTCTGAATTGTCTTGAAAATGGATATGAACATCCAGTTCCTGAGTAAAATGGGCTCGATTAGGTTGATGGTGAGCTAGAAAAGACTCACGCGAAGCAGGTAGCAGCATTAGAGACAATGCAGAAACAAAAAGTACAGATCTCAAAACTAGAAAGCACGGTCTTCCTAAGATCTTATAACAGCTGATCTAAGCTTGCTAAAAGCAAAACCACTAACTCATTCCGAGCAAGCAAGCTGAGCGTCCATCTCGGAAATCCTAGTAACGGCCTGACACAACAGTTTGCGCTGATGCCAGTTCTGCCGTACCAAAGCAGCGCATAAGCCCTGAACCTCTTCAATGTCCGTAGTGTTGTAAATAGAGCGAACCGAACGCTCCATCATCAGCTCTTCATGGAGCGTCTGCTCCGCGATCATCCATTTCATATCGTCCATCATTGACCTGCTCCAAGATCTTGCGCTCCTCAGAGTAAGGAGGCTGCCTAGCTCGAATGTAGTCATGGAAGGCAGGTACAAGCCAGTCTTGTGGCGGCCAACAATTATCCCAATTGACCGGCTTGGCGCAATTAACAACAACCGTTGACCAAAAAGCAATTAGATATGACCAGAACCAATACAGACCCATTAGGCAACAACAGACGGCATAACGCGCAAATGGTTGTTGTAGTTACCTGTCACCGCATAACTGATGGAGGGGACGGCGCTCATGCGATGAAACACCATTTGGCCGATCTTTAAGCCAGGATACAAATGCAAGCCGTGATACCGACGTTCATTCTTTAACTCAAGTGTTAAGCGGCTGCCATACCAGCCGGGGTCACACCAACCCGCGAGGCAATGATTTAATCCTTCTCTGGCGCGGCTTGACTTCAAGACGAATTGAGCCGAGATGTCGTCAGGCAAGTTAAACGTCTCAACCGTTTCTCCTAGTACAAACTCACTAGGGGCTAAATAATAAGGATCTTCCTTTGTTCTGTCCGATATATCAATATCAATCAGCTCTCGCTTGTCGCTCACCTCAATCATCAGACGATCACCAAGCCGAAGGTCAAGGCTTGCTGGATTCAATAGCTCTGGAACGAATGGCCAAACCAGTTGATGGCTATCGCATAAAGCCCTGATTTCGTGATCGCACAGAACCGCCATACAGACCAATCAAAACGCCAGCTTACTCATCGTCAACCAAAATCACCCAGCCCGTTTTATCTCCCTCAACCTCCCAACGCATCTTGAACGCTTGACGTGACACCTTGGCGTTTTTGCCGCCATAACGACCTGAATGGCCTCCTCTTTCAATGTCTGGCAAACCTCTTGGATCGTGCATGATCCAATCGTCTTTATCGAAGCCCACCAAAACGCTGTAATGGCCGCAACCATAGCTGTCGCATATTGGTGGTTCGCCTCTGCTCATGTCACCGTGATGAAGCCAGCCAACAATGACCGGACGACCTGCCGCTAACTCGGCTTCAACCAAACTCCCATCACCGTCTTGCCTAAATTCTGCATGTAAGCCCAAACTTCTTAACGCACGAATCTGAGCCTCAATGCTGGTTGTGTCGCCAAATTGTTCCCTGATCTTGTTGTATTGGTCATCAGTTTTCACCTTTCCGTAAAAGGCAGCAACCATTGCAGCGGAAGAGCTGAAACATTGCCTATAACCGTTGCCAATGTTGTCGAGCTGATGAAAATATGGAACAGAAGTGTTCTGCGCTATTCCACTAGCTTTCCAAGCCTCAAACCAAGCGGCATCCTCTCTTAGCAGCTCTTCAGGCAGAGCATCCTCAAACTCTTTTATGGCGGCCAGCTGATGTGGGTCTCCCGGCTTGAAGTGAACGAAAAACGGCAACAAACTGAGCACCATAAAAAAGCGATTCATTTCCTCAACACCTGTTTAGGGCATTCAGGCTTGGACAAAGCTCCCGCGTGGAAACCACTAAGGAATAGAAACCCACCGCCTCCAATAACGACGGCGACTAAGGTTCCAAGAATAAAGAACCCGCTGACTAAGACCCAAGCCGGGTCAGCTTTCATTTCTCAACCCTGGTTTCAGGGAACAGGTTTTTCTCAACGAAAATAACAACCTGATCATCAACAGTGTTATCAGTTGTCTTTGCGTAAGCTCTCAACAGGTCAACAATCAACTTTTTGACCGCCTTGCTCTTCAGGAACGAGAACAGGATTGGACGAACGAGAAAGACCATAGGACTTCTGCTATTGGCCAAAGTCTAGTTCCGGTCGCTATGGCCCTCAAGTCGAGCAACTGAACGCTCCAGATCACTAAGCCTCCCAAAGATCTCACGGTCTCTTGCCATCATGTCGGTATGGAGCAAATCCATTCGTGTAGCTAGATTGTCCATAGCTGAAGTGAGCCTCACTAACGACTCTCGGCCTGTCTGGTTTTGACTGTTGGCGCGAACAACGCTTAGGCCAGCCACTCCCACTGACGCTCCAGCTACCGCCGCTAAGACTTCTACCACCGCTCGACCAAACGCTTCGACTAATCATGGCAGATCCGCAGGAAAATCAAGAAAAAGAAGGCGTTTCAACCGCAGACCTTGTCAAATGCGCTGTGTTGGTTTGGAGCGCAACATTACTGACCGTTTCTTATTTAGGGTTCTTCCCTCAAATGAAAATGGACAATACGTTTGTAGCCAGTCTGCTAACTGGTGCGATGGCAAGTTTTGGCATTGAGCGTAAATCCGCTAATCAACAGAAGAAGGCACCGCCTAAAGTCGAAACACCTACTAGCACGCCTCCAAAATGAAACGGTTGGCTTTCTTGGCGATCGCTTTGGCATTCGCTCCAGCAGCACACGCTGATCTGACTCATAAGATCCAAAGCTCTGTTCAGCTTCAAGTTGATGGGGCTGGATCAATCTCAGAACGCATTGGCAGCAGCTATGCCGTCTCTGGTTCCAACATCACTCTTGACACTGCCGGTGGTCTTGGCTCTTTAACACCTGGCTCCGGCGTTGGCTATACCGCTGCCGATTACAGCATCACAACAGCTGGTGATGCTTTCTCCTTCACGGAATCATTTCTAGAAGGTGATGCCACCCCCTCCGCAACGTCCGTATCAGCTGGAGTAGTCCCATCACTTCCCATACTTGGCCAAACAACGACGACGGCTGGTGGCGACGCTGGCTCCTTGGCCGGAACGATTGCCTCTGATCACGTCTTAACCTTGACTGCTGGTGGCGCTGGAACATCTGCTATCGGTCAAATCGTTACTGAACTGAGCATTGATTGATGAGATTTCTGCTCTTGCTGCTTTTTAGCCTAGTTGGAGACATCTTGCTCTTTGCCAAGCCAGCAGTTGCTGTGCCAGTTGTGCCCAATTTCTCAACTGGCTCAATGACGACACATACAGAAACAACCAGTAACGTTACTGAAACAATTGTCAGTGAGTCTTACGAGACAGGTTGGCAATACTCTGTAAGTGGCACCAATATTGAGCCTGTAAATGGCGCAAGCCTTACCCCAGGAACAACGACAATTAACGGATGGTCAGCCCTCGACGTAAACAACAAACCCAGCTGGTCAATTGCCGACCCTGGTCAGTCGTTTCAATTTGTCGAAACTTACTCCGGCCCAGGATTGTCCTCGGTGACAACAATTCAACGCGTTACCGAAATAAATCAAATCACCGACACTATCTCTACCTTCTCGCAATAGTCTTAGCCGCTCCAGCAAACGCAGAAACAATTGGTGGCGTCTCAGCTACTGCCGCCCCAACAGCAACCAGCTCAGGAAGCGTTACGAATCAGGCGGTGATGATTGCACCGTCTCAGCATCTGACAAATTCTTATGGCAATGGCATTCAATGCCAAGGCCCAATCCTTACGATCACGCCCTATGTCAATCGATCCAAATCTTGGCAGCTTCCGTTTGAGAGTTATTATGACGAGCCTGTATATGATCTCTCTGATCGGGATGATAACGGGATACTCGA